GGCGGGCTTAGCGACTTCCATGATGATTGTTGATTGGTCAACATCCGGGAGAACCGCAGGAAATGCGGTTCGGTGCTAAAGCTCGGTCGAACCGAGATTTAGCGCAATCGAGAACTTCCAGTCTCGATCGCGTTGCCACTCGAGAAGTCCCGAGCGGCTGCCGTTCCACTCCCAACAAGGAGTGAAGCGACAATGAATCTCGGTGTGGCTAGGAGTATTTTCCCTAGGATTAACCACACCGAGCCTAAGGCTACCAGCTAATGCTGCCAAGACGACCGCGGCCGGGTTCTTTGAAAGAACTTCGGAGGAGCGGTATCGTTCGGTAGCGACTACACCGAGAAGGCAGTCAATACTAACGGGAATGTTAACCCGAACACGGTAGCGCAAGCCGCCGTATTGGTTTCGCACTCTCTTAGTTATGACCCATTCGGGTACCTTAATGCCACCGTCGTCCATCTCATGAATAGGGATCGGCAAAAACCGAACTTTCTTCTTGAGCAGACCAACGGTTAGGCACAATGGTATCCGGTGGAAACAGCTCCATCGGTTTAGCCTGTTGATCGCTGAGTAGACATCCCCGTCAGTGAAAAGACGTTTTATATAAACGCCCCTGACGTTGTAGCCATAATAGTAATCATGGCCACAGGACTCGCGGAAAGGTCCTTCATTAAAGGACTTGTCTACGTTCACAGTAAACCCAAAACGGCGCATGATATTGCAGACGAGGCCATAAGCCTCGCGCACAACAATCACGTCGTCGCCAAAAACGGCGAAATTACTGTGTTCTGCCGCCGGGCCACGGTGATTCCTTTTAAAGGGAATTCCGAGGGCTCGGTAGCAGCCATAGACGATCGACGAAAAAATTGTCGTCTGGAGGGGGAAAGTAAAAGCATTCCCCATAGATGACAACATATGCAAATCCAAAACCGTGCCGTCTGGAAGGACGGTACAATCGCATCTGCATCTCTGGAGGATTGAAAGGACCTCCTTCGGTAGCAAATACGTACACAGTTTTGTACTCACGGTATCACTGGCGCTGGAGAGATCAATAGTACCGAACTCCCCAGTCAGCGAGCCGCGCAGAGCAAGTCGCCGATTTACCTCGGGCTGGATAGATAGAGATATGTTGCATACCTCTTCAAGCCGTTCCGAAAGTAAAGAAGCGATGCCTTGTTGGAAGAGCATCTCCAACACGGGCTCCGTGCATATGGTTCGACTGATCTTCAGCGTCTTAGGTCTAAAGCACAGTCGGCTACCCGCAACGTATTCGGAGCCTACCAAAGTGTGACGGACATGTTCTACTTCCGACCACACAGGGTGCTGCCGTACGTACTCCAGATACATCTCAAGGAGTAGAGGACTCGTCGTTGCCATAGTAGACGCGCCGACTTTAGACATAAAGTCGCAGTCTAGCGCGCCTATGTTGGCACCTTTACCTAACCCGAAGCGAGTACGTATCTTCGACCACGTCAAAACAGACAGATCATCAGTCTGATCGGCGCGATAGAAGAAGTCGTAGAGGAAGTGTTTAACTTCCCCAACGGCAATCGCTTCGAGCTCGGTGAGCTGGTTCAAATCAGGTATCTCTGCGTCTCTACACTTGGTATTGCAATCCAAGAACAGAGCGAGAGCAGCAGCATCTTGCTTTTTCGTCGAGGTTGGCTCGAGTTTTTTCAAAAACGAGTTAGCCAAAGACATCATAGCAAATTGCCTCTTGGTTTGACCTGGATAGGCGCTCATCGCGCCATCCCAGCCAGCTCGGAACAAGTCATCTTGCAGGGTGGTACTAAGCAATTCGGCGTTTACACGCACGAGCTTTCTCCCATAGCATTTATCGGAATAGGTCTGCATGAGACCATCTGCGATGCAAGTTTACAACAGGCGTCGACTAACGAAGCCTCGGAATACCGTGTTTACACGATACCCGAGACGAGCGTGTCGCCGATGCCCGCAGATTGTTGCACTGCAGCTCCGAAAAGTGCGGAGAGCAACGCGCGAATCTCGGCGGGGGCAGCCGTATCAGCTCCGGCAGGCACCTTCATAACGAGGGTGGCTTCCATGATCTGGGGCGGCTGACCAGCAAGGGGTACCATTCCCTTGCGACCAACGAGTTTCGCAACGTTGAAGCCCACGTCTCGAACGACGCCCGTTGACGGATTCGGCGTGCCGATCTTTTTATAGACAGGCGGCCGGTAAAACGTCAGGGTGAACGGCGACGAGGCGCTGTGCGGAGTAACACCGGTTTGCGTGCCACCCAAGGCCGTAACGGCGTACTGTTTTCCGAGCGCCGAAGGCGCCAGGTCAGTAACGACCGTATACGTCGGGGAAACAAGGCCGGTTTGTGCTTGTCCCGTAACGGGAGTAGTGAGGGTAAAAGCCATTGTATTGCCTCTCTGTATAAGAGTAGTTAGACGGTGGACCTATCGGTGCCAACGTCGGGGAGGGTTTTGCGGATGGATCTTGCTCGCTTGAGAGATCAGTGCAGCTACGTTGAGTAGCTGTCCATCAGTCAAGTCCCAGTTTAACTGGAACGAAGGCAGAGGGACTGCACTTAGCTTCGTGCGAGATACGATCTTCCGTGATGCAGTGTGCACCTTCGGACCAATATCTCCAGTCATATACATGTGCGTGAACAGTGCAGGGTTAATGCCTGTTTGTTCCTTACGAATGAAGTAAAGAGCACGAACATCAGTGCGCTCTTGAACAATCGTACGGTTCACCCAGGCTGTCCTGTATGAACGCGAACACGCTGCTTGGAGAAGTTCACCAATGTTGGTGACATAGTCCGCTAGGAAGCTCCATGGAAGCAATTCCCATGCAGATGGTATGAACTGCTCTGGCGAGAAACCCCAGAGCGTAGGATCATGCCACTTTGGAGCGTCCGTTGAAGCATATACACCGGCGCGATAGCGAATGACAACAGTTTCAGCATGAACGCAGTTTCCTACGTTCAATATGAGACCTGAGTTGTTCGCCGAAAGTTTGCCCCCTGGACCGTCATTAAGACCGACAGGGGGGATTTCATAAAACTTTCTACCGCCGGCGGATACCTTAATCACAGGATTAAGGCGCCCATGACCGACCACCTGCTCATACGCGGACACGGCAGAAGCCACGTCGTTGATAAGAGGTTTCCAGCCAAAAGCTTGCTCCAACCAAGCACCTCCGAGTTCTTTTTTCCAGCTTTTCGGTGAATAGCGCTTCTTTTTCTGGACTTTGTCCAAGAAGGCATCCGCTAGCCGCATAAGTTGCTCGTGAGGACGCTTGATGAGCCGAAGCGTTTCCGTCAGTTCTCCAGCGAACACAAGACCGTCAAAAGTCTTAGAAATCGCGTCGAGTTTCTGATAGAATTTCGCTCGGGCAAGGTTGTCCACAAAGGTCGGGTCTTTGGTAGGAGTCTTCGGACGAAAGGTATCGGTGGCGTTAACCACGTCATCGCCTTCGAACGACTGCTCGTATCGAACAGAAGGATTGGCGTT